ACTTGTGATAAAAAAGTACAAGAACATATTTTGGATTTTAAACTAAATAATGATCTTTGCTTAGCTGCTAAAAATTTAATTGTAAATTGTCATTTAAATTTGTCTTCTAGTGAAGGTAATGACAACGTAGATATGTTTGATATAACAGAATATGTTAGATATTTTTGTTATTATTTTGACAAAGATGAAAAATTTGATATGTTTTTAAATTATTTAGAATATAAACACGATATTGATTTAAGTTTGTATAAAGAAATAACATTACATATGAATGATTTTGATTTTTCAGAAAAAGTATACTGTATAAAAGAATCAAGGAATATGATGTTTAGGGATATTTTTAGAAAAGTAAGGTAAACGTTATATTTTATTGTATTTATATAAAGTAAAACTTCTAAAGAACTTTAAATGAAAAAAATAATAAATACGTTGATATTAAGCGGTGGTGGAGTAAAAGGTATAGCATATATAGGAGCATTGAAATATTTAGATGAATTAAAGACAAAAGAAGACCTAAAGGTTGATATAAATATTCAGGAAATTTTAGGTGTATCAGTTGGAAGTATAGTAGGATTATTGTATATATTAGGATATACATATGATGAATTGGTTGATGAAATTGTATCAAAAAATTTATCAGATTTAAAACAATTTCGTATAAAAAATTTTTTACAAAGATATGGCTTTGATTCAGGGATAAGAATTGTAAATTGGATCGAGACCTTGATTATTGGAAAAGGATATTCTAAAGATATTACATTTGCTGATATTTATACCAACTTTGGTATTAATTTTAGAGTTGTTGCTACAAATTTAAATAAATACAAAACAGAAGTTTTTGATAAAAATTCATCTCCGTCTTTACGAGTAATACGAGCTATCAGAATGTCAATTGGAATACCGTTAGTGTTTACAGTTACAAAATATCGTAGCGATTGTTATGTAGATGGAGGATTAATTAATAATTATCCTATAAAAGAATATGATAGTAAATTAGATAATGTGTTGGGTTTAAAATTAGTAACGCGGGGTGAATTTCATCAAATTGATGAATCTATTGATTCTTTTTATACTTATTTAGGAAATTTAATTACGTGTTATATGGTACAAAAAGAAAGAGAAACAACTTTGTCTTATAAATATAGAGATCATACTGTAGGTATAGAGACACAAAGTGTAACTAGTTCTATTAATTTTTCTTTAAACGAAGAGCGTAAACGTAATTTAATTGATATTGGTTATCGTGCTGCAAAAGAGTATTTTGAAATGGTGTGCGAATAGTAATTTTTCAGTAAACTTTTAAAAAGTTTTATCAAAAACATTTTTTGTTACTATAATTATATAGCAGTGGTTCTAAATGAAATTTCAAAAATTATTAAATAATAAACGTCCCTTAGGCGTATATTTTCAATCGTGGTCGTGTCCTTGGGCAAGTTCTGGTGCTGCTTTAGATTTAGCAAAAGTACCTGCTCCAATTAATGTTATATTTTTATCTTTTATAAAACCAAATAGTACTTATGTAAAGGGATCTAATACTTTTACCGGTACTGGTTTGGATTTTTCATCTGATTTTTCTGTAGTAAAAGAAGCTATCCAAATCCTACGCAAAAGAAATGTTGTTGTAATGTTAAGTGTAGGTGGTGCTACATATCCTTTCGATGGATTTAATCCTAGAGCCGTTGTTGATTTTGCTAATGATTTAGGCGTAGATGGTATTGATATTGACTGGGAACCTCATGGTGGTGCTCAAGAAGCTCATTTGTTAGGTCCTATTATAAATGGAGTAAGAAGTATATACCCTGAAGGTTTAGTTTCAATAGCTGCATTTTCTATAGGTGCATACGGCGTTGGTGAATTTGCTAATGCAGCTCCTGCTGGTCAAAATACAGGAATGTGTATTCCTGGTTTACAATCAAATGGAAAAGATTTAGATTTTATATGTTTGATGAGCTATGATGCAAGTCCAGTGTATGATCCTGTTACAGCATTCAAGTCGTATAGAAGTTATTATGACGGACCTATATTGATTGGTGCAGAAGTACCCCCTGAAGCTTGGGGTGGTCACGTGATAACTCTTTCTGAAGTTGAAAGATATTCCAAAGCTGTTGTTAGTGATAACAATTCTACAAACGGATTATTTGTTTGGAGTTATCAAAAGGGTGGTGAGCCAAGTTCCATGTCTATTATTAATACTGCTCAAAAAATATTTAACCAATCGTCTCCGGTACAACCAACTCCAGCAAAACCAACTCCAGCAAAACCAACTCCAGCAAAACCAACGCCAGCAAAACCAACTCCAGCAAAACCAACGCCAGCAAAACCAACTCCAGCAAAACCAACGCCAGCAAAACCAACGCCAGCAAAACCAACGCCAGCAAAACCAACTCCAGCAAAACCAACTCCAGCAAAACCAACTCCAGCTCCGGCACCAGCTTTGGCTGCAAATTGGATGCCTAACACTGCGTATAAGATAGGTCAGAATGTTATGTACGCTGGATCTTGTTATCAATGTAGACAATCACATACTTCTATAGTTACATGGGAACCTAGTATTCATACACAGGCTTTGTGGTTAAAATTGTAAAAATATTCTTTGCGTTTAAATCATTTTATTTTTAATTATTTTATTGTATATTAAGTTTTATTTTTTATATAAAATTATGGTTTGATTTTATGTAAAAATAATTTTTTTCAAAATCGCGTAAGTTTTTTTAATTTATGTGTGTTTTATTAAGTTAATTTAGTAAATTTTTTTTCTTTTTGAATATTATAAAAACAAAAAACAAAAATGGGTGGTGGATTAATGCAATTGGTCGCTTACGGAGCACAGGATATTTACCTTAAAATCCAGTAGGGTATAAAAACATCAGGAAATATTGAAAAAATAAGATATTTATAAAGCCTTTTGTGGAACTTGTTTCCACTGATGTTAATTAGGGAAATAATTAAATAATAATTATTTGAAAACCCCTAGTAAGAAAATCAAATTGCTGGAAACTCCTAAAGCTTATTTTACTAAGCATAATTCGTGAGAATTGTGTGGCCAAGACAAAAACTTGGGTAGTGACGTTAGTCGCAAGAAGTGATAATTTTAAAGATTATTAGTTCTTCAGTAAAAATAAATAAGATGAAATTAAAATTAATAATTTTAATTAAATGGACAATCAGCATCCAAGTTTCTTTAAAAATGAAATTTTTTTATATTTTAAAATTAATATGGAAGAACGAACATGTGATGATTGTTTTTTAAATAAAACAATAGATAAATATAGAAAATATACAGAAAGAGATGATTCATTTTCGAAAACATGCAAGAAATGTTTAAATGAAAAGGATAAAAATAGGAAAAAAATAAAAAGACAAAATAAGATAATGACAATTATGGCAAAATGTGAAAAATGTAATGAAGAAAAAACATTAATAAATTTTGCTAAATTGAAAAAGTTTTATAAAAAGAAAATTTGTCTACTTTGTTATCCTAAGTTTTTAACAGAACAGAAAACTGAATGGTGTAGAAATGAGAGCAAATCTAATATTAATTATAGATTAAAAAAATCATTAGCTGCAAGATTAAGAACTGTTTTAATTAAAAATGATTCGACAATGAATTATATAGGATGTAATATTCAATATTTAAGAGAGTGGTTTGAATATAATTTTACCAATGAAATGACTTGGGATAATTATGGTTCATACTGGTCTATCGATCACGTTTTACCAGTTAGTAAATTTGATTTAACAGATGAAAATTCTAAATTGAGATGTTGGAATTGGAGTAATTTAGTACCAGTTACTGCAAAATACAATTCATCTAAAAAATCATCATTTGATATAGATCAAATAAATAATATTAAAAAAAAATTAGAAAAATTTAAAGAAGAAGGTTCAACGACTAAATGGTTTTCGGAAGAATTTTTATTAGATTTTGACACATTTGATATAAATTCTTTTTAAGATATAGTCTAATCCTTATTGAAAAATAAGGTAGAGGAAATGTACTGGAAATCCTCAAATTACTTTTTATAAAGTTGTCTATCGTAGACATACAAATTTCGCTATCGAATCTATTGAACAAACCTTTAACGGAACTGTAGATTTCGGACGAAAAGTTTCGTGCACTGTTTCAAGAAATGGTGATCTCATCCACAAAGTTTATCTTCAAGTTGATCTTCCAGCTTTGTCTGGAACCAACGTTGGATGGGTTGCTCAAGTTGGTCACGCTTTGATTGACGAAGTTTCTATCGAAATTGGTGGTCAAACTATTGACAAACACTATGGTGATTGGCTCATTATTTGGAATGAATTGACCCAGACATCTGAAAAAGCAGATGGTTACAACGAGATGATTGGTAACGTAACTGCTCTTACCAGCACTGCTGATGGAGATTCCCCAGCATCAACCCTTTACATTCCACTTCAATTTTGGTTTTGCAGAAATCCAGGTCTTGCTCTTCCACTTATTGCTCTTCAATATCACGAAGTCAAATTCAACATTACCTTTGCTTCCCTTGTATCTATAGTTAAGGGATCCGGATATGGATCTCCAGCTTTGGATGCTTCATTGTATGTTGATTATATTTACCTTGATACTGATGAACGAAGACAATTTGCTCAAGTTCAACACGAATATTTGATTGAACAACTTCAATTTACTGGTGCTGAATCAGTTTCTTCTGGATCCAGTTCTCTCAAGAGCAAACTTGCTCTTAACCATCCTTGTAAGGAACTTGTTTGGGTTATTCATGAAGATGATAATGCACCAGCTGATTTTTCAAGTGACTCTGGTTCTGCTATCAATGGAAACACTGTTATTGATGCTAAACTTCAGCTTAATGGTCAAGATCGTTTCTCTACAAGAGAAGGATCTTACTTTAACCTTGTTCAACCATATCAACATCATACTAGAGTCCCATCTGATGGTATCTACGTATACTCATTTGCTCTTAACCCAGAGCAACATCAACCTTCTGGAACTGTAAACATGTCCAGAATTGATAATGCTACTCTTCAGCTTTCCGTTGATGTTAATGATTCTGCCAAACTTCGTGTTTACGCAGTAAATTATAATGTCCTCAGAATTATGGCTGGCATTAAAGAATGTATTTACATTAACCTGTGCCAAACAGTCAGCTGCATAATAAGTTCTACTATTACTTATTATGAAAAACAGTGTAAAATAGTAGGAAATGAAAAATTTCTATATAACTGGCTAGTAAATGAATTGACCTACCTTGCCGTATGTTAATTTAATTTGCAACAACTTCAAATTGCGGGAACCTCCTTAGAGCCTAAACTACCATTCTTACATTGAAAAATATAAGAAGAACACGGTTAATAGCCG